CGCGTGTTGATAGCGCTTGTCGGCTTGAGCTGTGTCGCGGTTGCGGCTTGGTGTTTTTTCGATGGGGATTACATCGCAGCCGCGCTCTGGCTGCTCTGCGCGCACGTGGCCACCCGAAAGGAAGTAGTCTGGCGATGAAAGCTTCGGCCGAAATTAACGTCACGGCCTACGGCGACAAAACGCGCGTGACGATCACCTGGAGAGATCGGACCCGCGATCGGACCCGCGAATTCATAATCGGCCGGCTCGCCATCGAAGTCCCGACGAAGACCTGGAAACGCGCCTGCGCCGATTTCATTGCGGGGAAGAGCGGCAACTACTCCTGCAAGCCTGCCACGAAAGGGCCATCGTGAAAATCACGCCCTCACTCAAGCTGCTCGGCGAATCCACGCGCTACAAGATGCTGGCCTCACAGCTCGCTTACGACGCCTTGTTTGGCCCCGTCGAAGCGCGCGAGGAAAAGCAACGCCTGGCCCACGACCACGCCATCCGGGCGGAGACCTACGCCGCCGCCGCGCGGCTGATCAGCAACGGACCACTGACCACTGACAACCGACAACCCACAAAACCAAAATGAAAGTCCTGAGCATCACATCACCCGAGGCGCTGGACGCGGCTGTGGCCGAAGTCGTGCGCCTGAAGATCAAACACACCGAAGCCACCGCGGGCAAAGACGCCGAGGTGGCGACCATCGAGAAACAGCACCAGGCCCGGATCCTCAGCTTGCAGGAAGCAATCGCGGAGCTGGAAGGCCGGGTCCAGGAATACTGCACCGCGCACCGCGCGGTGTTGTTCGCGGACAAGAAAAGCCGCGAGACGCCGCTGGCTGTGTTCGGTTTCGAGACCACCCCGCCGCGCGTGGAGACGGCGAGCAAGAAGATCCATTGGAAAGACGTGGTGGCCCGGCTGCTGCGCCTGGCCTGGGGCAAGGCTTACGTGCGATTGCCGAAGCCACAGCCGGACAAGGAAGCGTTGCTGGCGGACCGGGAGAAACTGACGGCCGAACAACTGGTCGCCGCCGGCATCCAGTTTTGTCAGGATGAACAGTTTTTCATCCGGCCCAAGCCGGAGACCGCCGCGGCCAGCGTGAAGGAGGCGGCATGAACCAACACATCGAAGACGCAATTAAAGAACTGGAACGCCGCGCGGCCGACATCGCGGCGGCGATCCTTACGCTCCGCACCATCTTCGGCGAGGTAGGGAGCGCCACTCCGTGCGCGCCGGGCGACAGCGCGCAGATCAAACCGCGCCGGGGGGGGGGGGCGACGCAAAGGCCCAACTCTGATCGAGGCCATGCGCGAAGTTATCGCAGCAACGGGCGGCAAATTCACAGCCGAGAATGTGCGCTCGGCCGTTGCCGAACGCCATCCGCGGCTATCGGACCGGCTGAACAGTGTCAGCGTCAATCTCATCGACATGGCCAACCGCGGCGAGCTGCACAGAGAAGGCAAGGGCAGGCAGCCAAGTACCAGATTGCAAAACTCAAAACGGCACCGTCGGGCAAAGAAGAGGAGTACCGCAAATTCAGAGAGGCTGTTCCAACCCGGCCAACGAACATCGACGATGATGAACACTGAAGCTCAAACCCTCGCTGATCCTGGCGCCGAGAACATCGACTGCTGGGCGCTGGTGGAAATCTTCGGCCACACCAAAGTGGCCGGCCGCGTCACGACGCGCAAAGTGGGCGTCAACGTGATGATCCAGGTGGACGTGCCGAAGGACGAATCGGAGTTCAGCCATTCGCAGCTCTTCGGCCCGGCGGCGATCTTCTCGATCAACCCGACCACTGAGACCTGGTGCCGGCGCTGGGCCAAAGCCGCGCTGAATTACAACCACTCGCCGCTGCCCTACATTCCAGCCGAGCCGAAGCAGGTCGAGGACGGAGCTGGCGAAGTCGATGAGGACGATTACGACGGCCCGCCGGATGGCCAATGATGACCACGTCTATTCCACTGGCCCAAGCCGACAAGCTGGCCGCCAAGATCGCGGCGGAGTTGGCCTCGTTCTGCGAGCGCATCGACATCGCCGGGAGCATCCGGCGCCGGTGCCCGGTCGTGAACGACATCGACCTCGTGGTGTTGCCGCGCGAAGACCAGGTCAACGCGCTGCGCGCGCGGGTGCTCGAACGGACCACGCCGATCTCCGATGGCAAAGAGATCATCCTCACCCGCCTGGCCAATGGCGTGCAGCTCGATCTGTGGATCGCCCAACGGCCCAAGCAAGACCTGTTCAGCGCGACGCCCACCAACTACGGCGCGCTGCTGCTGAGCCGGACGGGGAGCAAAGAACACAACATCTGGCTATGCGAGCAGGCGCAGAAACTCGGCCGTCACTTCAACCCGCACCACGGCGTGTTTGGTGTTCCGCCTTCAGGCGGGCCCAGCGTGTGCCTGGCCAGCGCGAGTGAGGAAGACATCTTCGCCGCGCTCAACCTGGAATTCATCCCACCGGAACGGAGGGAGCGATGAAGCCATCAACCAACCAGAACCTTGTCGCGGAGATTCGTTCGCTGCAAAGGCGCATCGCCAAACTGCGCACCATTCAGCGGCTGCGCGCCACTGTCCGGACCCTGGAAAACAGGCTGGCCGGCCAGGAGGTGAAGCACCCGGAGATCGAGACCATCGAGACCATTATCCTGGAGCATTTCAAGGTCTCACACGACCAACTCATCGGGCGCGACCGGCACGAACCGATTGCCCTGTACCGCCACATCTTCTGTTGGCTGCTGCGCCGCTACACGCGCGCCAGCTCGAACGTCATCGGGGCCTTTCTGCGACGCGATCACAGCAGTGTGCTCAAGTCCGTCAGCGCCGCCGACGATCGGAGCGTGACCGACGGGAAATTCGCCGCGGACCTGTATGCGCTCGAAGTCAAGGTGCGGGCCGCGCTGGCAAATGGGGAATCGGGTCTTGCGTCTGGGGTCTCGGGGGTCCCCAGAGCCGAGAGGCCAGAACCCAGACCCACCCCCCCCAAAAAATGACTGACAAACAAGAAAAACTCTACTGGCGGCTCTGGGGCCGGGTGGTCCACGCCAATGACTGGCGCTTCTATAAAGGGCGGGTGATGGAAAGCGCCGCGCTCAACAACAGCGCGCATCACCTGGCCGTCTGGACCTACGCCCAGAACCGCGCGCAGCAGAACCACCGCAGCGTCACTGCCGACGACCTGCGCCACGGCTGCCACATCGCCGCCCTGGGCCGGGACTGCGCGCACCTGGAGATCCATCCCACGCGCGAAGCCTCGCGCGTGTTCACACTGTTCAAGCTGCTGATCGAGCCGGATGACCTGGACGCGGTGATGGATTGGGCAGACCCGGAGCGGGACACAAAACGCCGGCTGATCGTGGGCATCAAACGCGCCGCGCCATTTGCTTACATCGACACCATTTGCCGCGACAAGTTCAAGAACTACACGAGCCCGTTCTACGAAGATTTAGAGCTGTGGCAGCTCAAGCAACTGATGGTCACGCTCTCGAGCCGGGCCAGGAGCAAAGGTAGGGCGCGTCACTCCGTGCGCGCCGAGCTGGACCCGAGCAACGCTCCGTTTTGACAACCATGAATCTCAACACGACCACCGACCGATACAACAACGAGACTCACATCGGGCCGCTGTTTCCGGGAGCCGAGGAGCGGCAATTCGCCTATCAGGACGAGTCCATCTACAGAGAGTCGATGAACATCGAACTATGCGTCTGGGCGCACCCGCCTCAACGCGGAGACGGCAAACTCAATCACAAGCTGACGGAGACCAAATACTGTCGCTACACGCTGACGATTGAGAGACACACCGGCAAAGCTATAAATCTCAAGCTCATCGCCGAGCGCGACGACATCGTTGAGCAACGCAAGGCGAAGGGCTTCGCGGTAAGATCGGACATCGTCAACGCGACCATGTCGTTTGGAGAATTGATCAACCGCATCTTCAGCCCTGGCGCTAGTGTTTATCACGAGGCGGAAGCTTTCCCTGACAGCGTCAAAGCCGCCATGACGCGCGCCTACCCCGACGCGCCAAGAGCCGAGAGCCAAGAACCCAGAACCTAAGATGAGCAGCTCCACATACCGCGGGCATCACAAAACGATGGTCATCGTCGCGGTGCAATTCGTCGAGGTGTACTCCAGCCGCCAGGTGCAGTGCGGGGCCGGCGTGGCGCTGGCCACTCTCCCCACCGCGCACGATTGCCAGGCCGCGGTGATGGAGGCGCTACAAAACGCGATGCTCGACCACGAGCGCTGGAAGCGCGAGCGCCTGGCCCTCGGCGCCATCGCCGGGCGCAAGGGCGCGGCGAAAAGAAAGAACCATTGGCTCGTCCACCGCAATGGGCGTGACAAGGGACCACTGACCACTGATAACGGCGCGCACGGAGTGACGCGCCCTACCACCACCACTGACCGACAACTATGAAAATTAAACCGTCACCCCATCGGTTAACCCCTGGCACAACCGCGACTGATCCCTACAAAAGCAGCCAGGGCGCCGGCCCGCGTGTGCGGACGGGGTGGCGGTTTTTCCTACTGCTCTTGGGGCTGGGCTCTTGCGTCTGGGGTCTGGGGTGTTCCGCACTCCGCACTCCGCACTCCGCATTGCCCGCGGCCCCATCCGCCAGACCCCAGACCCCAGGCGCCAACCTGCCCCCGCTCCCACCGGGCTTCACCGCGTCTCGGGTATCGGGTATCGGGCCTCGGGTCTCGGGTCTGGGCTCCGGCCCCAGACGCCAGAGCCTGGCCCCCATCCCACAGGCTGAGCCGATCGGCTTCACGCTCAATGCCGCGGTGATCCTGATCAACCAATTCGGCTGGAAAGAATGGCGCTTCACCCGCCAGGAGAGCTGGGAGGAATGGATGCTCGAGCGGATCGACGGCACCAATTGGGTTTCAATGGGCGTCCATCGCGAGCCCGCGGGCGCCGGCCTCAGCAACACGCTGATCATCACCGAGGCCATGCCGGTGCCCGAAACGCGCACCTATTGCGTGATCCGAATCAAATGACCTACACCGACGAAGATCGGGCTGCCTTCCTGAAGGCGCTGGACCGCGCGGACGTTGAAGTCAGCGATTGGGAAGCGGAGTTCATCGAGAGCAACCTGGTGGGCCGCGCCGCGTTCAGCGACAAACAGCGCGCCGTGATCGACGCCATGATCGAGCGCTACGGCGAGCGGGTGAAATTTTGAGCTTATGAGATTCTCGAAGCCGCAAACGTTCCTGGTGTTGGTGACTGGCGGCGGCCAATTGCGAGTGGAGTCGTGGACAGCGGACAGCTTCGCGGCCGCCCGGCAGCGAGTAAGGCGAAACTTCCTTCCTCCATTGCCGGGGATGACCTGGAATCTGTTCTGGACCAGCCCACGCAACGCCAGGAAGGCCATGAAAGATTGCGCCTATTTGAAAGGCGTCGCCATCGCCATATGACAGGAAATCCGCAGCCGGAATTGTTCCGCGTGGAACCGGACGATCCGAACGTGCAATGGCTGATCGCGTTCCTGCGCGGCCAGGACTGGTTGACGGCCGGCGAGATCCTGCGCCGCGGCCTTCAGGCCGCGAGCGACGCGAACAAACGCTGGCTGCGCGCCTTGGCCGCCGCCAGCAAAGGGCACGTGGCCGGCGGACAACGCGGCTACAAATTGGTCGAGGAAATGACCGTGGACGAGTACCACCATTGGCGCAACTGGATGAAGAGCCAGGCGGACTTCATGACTGCCCGGATCCTGGAAGCCGACAAGGTTTTTTATCGGCGCCAGCAGGTGCGGACCGGCCACGGGATTTTAACCACGGATGGACACGGATGAACACGGATCAAATCGCAAATCGTAAATCGTAAATCGCAAAATGGAATTCGTCGCCCCCATCCCCTTCCAGGAAGCGCTCTCCAAACTCGGCCGGCGCTCGGTCATCACCGCGCCGCTCAGCTCGGCCGAGTGGAGCGATGTGCCGGTGCAGTTGCGCGAGCGCGCCTTCTTCAGCGCGCAAGTCGAGAGCGGCCGATTCCTGCAACGGGGCCAGAATTGGATCAACGATTTCCTGGCCGGCAACCGCGAGGTCCTGCCCAACGGCGAAGTCGCGCTCAAGGGGGGCGGCCGCGCGCGCTTCGTGGAGCTGATGCGCGAGTTCGCGGTCAGCGAAGGGCTGGGCGACCTGGTCCCGCCCGATGAACGCGGCGGGCTTAAAGACGTGACTTCGCAAAAGCGGCTGGAGCTGATCTTCACGACGCAGGTCAAGCAAGCCGATGAATTCGGCTGGCGCAAACAGGGGATGGACCCGGACGTGTTGGACGCTTACCCGGCCCAGCGTTTTATCCGCGTGGTGGACGTGAAAGAGCCGCGCGCCTGGCACCAGCAGTTCGAGGACAAAGTATTTCTGAAAACGTCGCCGATCTGGAAAGCGATCAACCAGGATTTCGGCGTGCCCTGGGGACCGTGGGGCTGGGGCTGCGGCCACGACGTGGAGGACGTGGACCGCGACACGGCCGAGAACGAGGGACTGTTGCAACCTGGGGAAGCCGTCACGCCGCCGGCCGGGGAGAACTTCAACGACAACCTGGAAGCCAGCACCGCTGGGATCGAGCCGGAGCTGATCGACAAATGGAAAAGCGCATTCGGCGATCAGGTCGCGATCGACGAGGACACCATGCGCTGGGTCCCCAGAACCGAGACGCCAGAGCCGAGCCGCCAAAACGACAACCCGGTGTCGGCAGCGATCCTGCCGCAGGTCTATGGGGCGCTGCGCACGCAGATGAAGATCGCGACCGAAGCGATCGACAGCGTGCATGACGATGGAGTTCTGCCGAAGCTGCCGCTGAAGGAAGCGCGCACAAATGACCTTGGCTATTTGCAACCGCGCCAGGACGCCAGCGGCCAGTTGCGGGCCGATTACCTGGCCGTGCGTCGGGACGGCCCTTGGCCGGCGCTGACGACCGTGCACGAGGCCGGACATCTGCTGAGCCTGGAAGGCATCGGCGCAAAAGGCTCGCTGGCCAGTGCGAGTGGGGAATTAAGCGCAGTGCTGGAGGCGGCCAAAAAGACCGATGCGATCCAGGGCCTGCAAGGCAAGCTGGCCGCTACGAGGTCCGCGCGCACGAAGCGGTATCTGAATTACATGCTCTCGGATGAAGAAATCTGGGCGCGGGCCTACGCTCAATACGTGGCCGAGCGCTCGCACAGCAAGCCGTTGAAGACGCAACTGGCCAAGGCGTTGAAGGCGGAGAAATTCAAGCAATGGGATACGGCCGACTTCGCGCCGGTGGCTCAAGCGATCGACGCGCTGTTCGTAAAACTGGGCTGGCTATGACCGAAGAGGGATTCAATCGACTGGTGGATGAAATCATGGCTCAGGGCTACGACGAAGAGACCGCAGCCCGTTACGCCGCGCTGATTGGCGACCTGCCGATCATCGACGACACCGACGGCAAACTGTTGGTGATGGAAAACGGCCAGGTGCTCGCCCGGCTCAACCCGCTGAAATTTTTCGACGGCTGAGCTGCCGCCAAAACGGAGGCGCATGAGCGAGCACAACGGACAACGACAGACCACGGACCACGCGCCGTCGCCGAGCTATGGCGCGCAGGCTGGACCACGGACCACCGATTGGCTGACGCCGCTGCAGTTTGCGCGGCGCGTTCACCTCTCGCGCGACACGGTCTATCGGCGCATCAAGCAAGGGGACATCCCGCAGGCGCTCATCGAGTACGCCGGGCCGCGCAAAATCCTGATCGACGCGGCGGCCGTCGATTTGTTCAAGCGCCTTTGGAAAGAGCGGCGGGCCGGCGAATGGCTCAGCCCGGAACAATTTGCCCAGGCCCTGGGCATCCCGCTGGAGACGCTCCAGCGCGAGATCGAGTTGACCGACTTTCCTCCTCACGCAATCGAAGCTGCCGGCGACAAGTTCCTGCTGCACACCTCCGCCTTGGAACTATTCGAAGATCCTGGCAGCCGGTAAAATCTTCGCGTCACCCTCGACCTGGGAGCCCTCATGAGACCTTACTGGGAGCGAGAGCAAAAACGCCAATGGGCCTTGCGCAATCCGGACAAAGTGCGTGAAGCTAACCGCCGCTGGCGCGCTGGCAATCTCGATCGTATCCGACGCCAGGCGCGCGAGCGCATGCGTCGCTGGCGCGCACGACGGAAGCTCCGGAGGCCCAAACTCAGCGTCGCGTAACTCCGGTACCACGATCGCGGGCTCCGAGTGACGCGAAGAATTCCAAGCTGCTCCCCGCCACAAAAACTTTGTCCGCACAGTCCGCAGCCAGATGAGCGGCTCATGCGAGGATGGCGCGCATGAGCAGATTGAGCAGACCCGCAAAGCCCGCGAATGGGAGCCGTGAGCTTGTCCGCTTTGGCCGGGATGGGCGCCTCCGTTCCGTGCCGCACTGCTCAGCAGCACGGGTTATCAACCAAAGTCCGTCCCGGCCTTTCTTCTCTCGATTTACGAATTTCGATTTACGATTTGCGATTTGGTCCGCAGTCCTCCTTTGCCTGTTGTGCCTGGCCGTCCGGGCGGGCGATCTTATTACGATCACCAACCCGCCGGACATCGGCGCGCCTCCTCCTCTGCCCACCACGCCGCCGCTCCAAGGCATTCCCGATTTCATCGCCGGGCTCATTACCAAAGCGCCTTGGCTGGCGACGCTGATCTTCAGCATTGGCGGCCTGCGGCTGGTTTTGAAGCCCATCATGCTGGGCATCGAATGGTACACCAAGCAGACCGCCAATCCGGACGACGACGTGGCGGTGCTCAAGTTCGAGGCCGGCCCGATCTACAAGTGGCTGGCCATCGGCCTGGATTACATCAGCTCGATCAAGCTGCCCGTGTTGGGGCCTAGCGTCTTGGGTCTCGCGTCTGAGGACCCAACCCAGAACCCAGAACCCAGAACCGAAAAAGAGAAAGGAACATCATGAACCGGATCAAAACCACCACGCTCGCCCTGCTGCTCTGCGCGTCGCCGCTCATCATCGTGCTGCCGACCGGCTGCGCGCTGTTCAGCAAGACCGCCACCACGCAGCAGAAACTCTCCGAGGTCCGCAACCTCTCCTATGCCGCGAGCAGCATCGGCACCGGCGTCGCGCTCAAACAAAACCCAGGCTGGCGGCCACAGTTCGAAGCCGCTTACCACGATCTGGACCAGCTCGTGACGCAGAAAACTGTCAGCGGCGATTTCCTGCGCAACACCATCGCCAGTCTGCCCGTGAAGGAACTGCGCAGTGACACCGCGCGGATCGCGATCGAGGGTGTCACCTTGCTCTACGACGAGACCGTCGGGTCCCAGGTCAACATCGAGGATCAGCCGTACGTCCTGGCGGCGGCCACCGGCATCCGGGACGGGATGCAGATCGCGCTCGGACTCGGGCCGTTGAAATGAACTGGCGCGCCTGGCTGTGTCGCTGGCTGCGATGCAGCGGGCCGCCGCGCGGCCGGCTCCAGTGGGCCGTCGGTCGCGCGCAACCCAAGGGCCCCAGCTCATCGCGTATGTTGGAAGTCACGATCACAAAGAAAGAAAAAATCACCGTCACCCTCACCCCGACCGATCAGGACGGCGAGCCCGTCGCGGTCGATGGCAAACCGGTCTGGACGATCACCAATGGCGATTCAAAAATCCTCGTCGCGGACGATGGGCTCAGCGCCCTGCTGATCAGCGCCGATGCGCCGGGCGTCACGGACTATCTCGTCGAAGCTGACGCGGACCTGGGCGAGGGCATCGAGCGCATCTCCGACACGATCAAACTAACCGTGGAAGACCCCAAGGCCGTTTCACTCGGACTCTCTGCGGGCACGGCCGTCAAAAAATGAAGAAATTCCTGATCATGCTCCGGTCCGATCTCGTCCTGATCGCCGGCGTCGTCGTCATCGTCACGGGCTGCGGGACGCTCTTCCAACGACACGAGGAGCGCTTGCCCACGCTCAGCACCAACGCGCTCAGCGGCGTGGTGACGACGAATTACAGCACCAACGTTTTCTACCTGGTCAATCCCGGCGTCACTAACGCGCTGGCTAAAGGCGAGGAACTGACCGGACACGTCCCCGTCTGGGGCCCCATAGCCTCCGGCGGCATCGCCGCCGTCATGGGCCTCCTGACTTTTATCGCGAAAAAGAAGAGCGACCAAGCCGCCCTCGTGCCGGCGTTGATCGCGGGCATCGAAAAGGCGCCCGACAACCAGGCGGTGAAACAAAGCATCCAGGCCGAGGCCATAGCGTCCGGAGTGCAGGAGCGCCTGCACGCCGAGGTTCGCAAACTCACCTGATGCTCCCGGATTCCAGCGCCCTGCAGATCGGGCTTTGGATCATCGCCGGGGGCGTGGTGCTCAATTTCGCCCTGGGCGCGGTGAAGCTGTGGGGCGCGCTGCGCGGGGCTCCGGAACGGCGGGCGGTCAACGTCCTGGCGGAGAACGCCACCGCCAAAGACGTGAACGATCTGGCCGAGCGGATCAAACAGACCGAACGCGACATCGTGCTGATCCGCCACGAGGCGAAGACAGACCGCGAGGCGTTGAGCAAAGCGGCCGAAGAACGGGCGCACAAACTGATCGAACAGATCATCGCCCTGCTCAGCGCGGTGAGCGAGCTGCGCGGGGTGGTCAATGAGATGCGCGAGCAGCGCCGCCTGAAAGGTTGAGGGTTGATGGGGTTGAGGGTTGATTGCGATGACACGCGAGCTTGAGATCAAACTGGAAATGCTCCGGACACTGGACCGCTCCGGCAGTTATCTGCTGCCCGAGCCGACGCTGTTCAATCACGTGCGCCTGTTGATCCAGCCGCCGCCGACCGACGGGCAACTCAAAGACGCGCTCAACGAGTTGCATTCCCGCCGCCTGGTGCTCGGCGCCTCCAGCGCTCTGGGCGGCCCGATGCGCTGGCGCCTGAGCGACGAAGGCGCCGCCGAGCTGCGCAACCAGACGCGGCAACCGTAAATCGCAAATGGCCCCAGACCCCAGAACCCAGACCCCAAAGCCGACGATCCTGCTGATCGAAGACGAGCCGGCCTACCGCGCCATGATAGCCGCGGCCATTGGCGACCAGTTCCAGGTCGAGGAAGCCAGCACCATCGCCGAGGGCCTGGCGCGCATGGCCAGGCACCAGCACTACGACCTGGTCCTGCTCGACCTGACCCTGCCCGATTCCGCGCGCGAAAACACACTGCGCACCGTGCTGGAAGAACACCCCGAGCATCCACCGGTGATTGTCACCGGCTACGACGACACGGCGTTTGTGCAGCGGATGTATGTCCTGGGCGCGCGCGATTACCTGATCAAGGGCCGCGACGACGTGGACGCCGTCAAGCTCCGCAGCCGTTTGAACACCCTGCTCCTGCACGCCCAGGCGATGCGCAAGCTGGGTGAGGCGAAAGAGATCGTCACCGATACACGGCACACGCTGGAGACGGAATTTGTCGAACGCGGAACAACCCAGACCCAAGAACCAGGACCCGAGACCCAAAATGGATGAGCACCCGGAAACCACGCGGCGATTCGACGCTCAAGACGCTGCCCGAAGAGCGGCAGCGGGAGATCATCGAGTATATGCGCGGGCACAAGATCGCCGAGACTCAAGCCTGGCTGGGCGAGCAGGAGCTGGTCACGTCCGTGGGTGCGCTCTCTGGATTCTGGTCCTGGTATCATGTGGAGATCCGCCTCAAGCATCAGCTCAAGGAAGCGGCCTCGATTGCCGACGAACTCAAGAGCGTGCTCTCCAGCGTGCCGCAGCTCAATCTGAACGAGGAACAATTGAACCTGGTCGCCCAGACCGCCTTCGAGGTGGACGCGATCAAGCGGGAGGACTTCGAGCAGTTTGTTGCCTTGCGCCAGTTACGCCAGCGCGATCGCAAGCTGAGCCTGGCCAAGGAAGCCTATCGCCTGGCGCGCGACAAATTCGAGGAACTGGCTTCCGGGAAGATGTTGGACGAAGCAGTGCGCCGGCGCGCGGAGGAAATCGCCAACTCCAATTTGTCGAACGCGGACAAGATCGCTGCCATGCGCAAAGCCGCCTTTGCGGACGTGGACGCGCTCCAGGCCTCGGGCGAAGTGGAGATCCCCAAGTGAAACGGCAACGCCGCAAATATCAGCAGGTCGGCCTGGTCGCCGCGCGCAAGGTGCGGCAGATCGCCTACTACTGGGCGCGGCGCTGCCGCAAATCCACCACCCTGGGCGACCTGGCTTTCGACGAACTGTCCGCCAAAGCCGGGCGCACCGTCATCGCCGCCTCGGCCTCGCTGCTGCTGGGCAAGGAACTGGTGGGCATGACCCTCACCGCCACTGAGCAGGCAATGATCTGCTCCCAGGAAGCCGCCGCCATCCGCGAAGTCTTCGTCGCCGGCGCCGGCGAAAAACAGCTCGACTTCAAAGTGGCCGACTCATCCAAGGACAAAATCCTCACCGGGCTCAACGCCGACGACTTTGCCGATCTCTACCGCTCCAGCCGCATGGAGCTGCGCCTCTACTTCGATCGCACCACCTATTCGCGCCAGCAAGTCATCGCTCCGAATCCGGCCACCGCCCGAAGCTGGCGCGCCACCGTGCTACGAGACGAGTGCGGTTACACGCCCCCGCAACTGGAGCAGGAACTGCGCGACGCCACCGATCCCATGATGCGCGACGTGCCGGAGCTGAAGATGATCTACGCCTGCAACCTCTCGCAGAACGATCGGCATCCCTGGTTCGAGACCACCATGCCCCGCGAGATCAGCGCCGGGTCTGAGGAGGAACAATTCCCCGCCAACCCATCGGGCCATCTGTATATCGGGCAGCACGGCATCCTCGTCCACCGTGTCGCGCTCAAAGACGCCTATGCCGCCGGCCATCAACTCTTCGATGATTACGGCGAGCCGATGAGCTACGAGGAGGCGCGCGCCTTTCCTCCGGTCAAATCCGCCTGGGACATCAGCTACGCGCTGAACCACAAAGCCGGCGGCACAGCGGCCATTGATCTGATTGCGCTGCTGACCGCCCAACGCCGCGGCGTCGGCCAGGCCGCCTTCATCGAGATCAGCGACGACGTGGATTTCCCAGGCGACTACTCACTGGACCGGGACCATCCTGATTTTCGCCGCGCGCTCGAGCTGCTGCGCGAGCTGCTCACCAATGGGCCGGTCGGCATCGGCTTCGACGTGGCCAGCACGACCGGAGAGACCAGCAATCCGTCGAGCATCACGGTCACTGAACGGCTGGGCGGCAGCGAACGCTGTCAGCGTCTCACCCTGGTCTTCAAGAGCAAGAAACGGAAAATGATGTCCGGCCGGCTGCGCGAAATTGTCCGTGTCGTTCGCCAACGGCCCGAGGGCGGCCCGGCGCGCCGGCTCTGCATCGACAGCAGCAACGAACGGCTCGCCGCGGAAGAAACCAAGGATGATCTGAGCGGGGCCATTCCGGTGGAACTGATCGCCGGCGGCAACAACGTGGTGCCCAAGCCGCCTTCCTACCTGGATGAGATCAACTACAAGACCTATCTTGGGGAGCTTTACTCAACGGAGGTCAACGAAGGCCGTTATGTTCTGGCCCCGGACAAATACATCAAGGATGACCAGCGCCTGCCACGCAAGGATCAGGGTCGCTTCGTCTGCACTCCGGAACCGGACGGCAAACACGGCGACACTTTCGACTCCGGCAAACTCGCCGAGCACGCCCTGACGTCCACGAGCGGGGCCATTGAATCGGTGGAAGGGATCCGCCAGGGCACCCCGCGGTTCCGGGCGCGTTTTCTCCCCAGGAGGCTAGTGACCGTATGAAAAACGATCCCGCCACCCCAAACCCGGAGTCCAACGACTGCCCCAACACCCCCGCGAAGGGCCAGGGACCCCCGTTCGAGGCTGATGGAATGAATTTGGGGTGTAGAGAGTGCTCCCAGCCCATCCCAAGCGCCAGAGGGCAAAAGAAACAGACCCGGTTTTGTTCGGACGAATGCCGCCTGCGATTCTGGCGAAAACGAAAGGCATCGGGCTTTCGCCAGACCAGTAAGACCGTTGCAGAAATTCACAGGTTGATGGCCACCGCTGACCTCATGAAGCGTGGGTTTGAGGTGTTTCGTTCGCTGAGTTCGAACTACTCCTGCGACCTGGCGGCATACATCGGAGGCAGGTGGGTCCGGGTGGTGATTCGCGCCGGCTATGCCGCCGAGGGCGGGGGCGCAGTGCCCCTCAACAAACCTCCCGACGGGGCGTTTGACCTCCTGGCCATCGTCACCAGCCTGGGCGTCTATTACCAGCCGCCGTTGGAGAGCCTCAAGGTCCACGCGGACAACTGACCGACCCATGGGCGTCATTCGTAAATCGTCATTCGTAAATCTCTCGGGCTCTCCGGAGCGCGCGGATGAGGCGGCGCCTTCCTCCCGGCAGCCGCCTACCAGGAACGTCCGCGCGCTCCTTTTCCTAATGGGGTCTCGCGTCTCGGGTCTCGGGTCTGGGGCCGCCCAAGACGCCAGAGGCCAGACCCCAGCCCCTCAACACGCATGAGATTTCTCTCCCGCATCACCCGCAGCACGGCGCGTTTCCTGATCCGCGCCGCCGGGGCTGTTGAGAACTACGGGAGCCCATCGCCCATGCGCCAGATCATCGTGCCCTCCGCGCGCGATCGCTGGCAGGCAGGCACGCTCGCCCGGTACACCCCCGACGCCATCGAGGGCATCCTGCGCAGCGCATTGCTGGGGGGCCAACTCGTGGCGGTGTGGGAGCTGTTCAATCTGATGGAGGAGACCTGGCCGGAACTGACCAGCGCGCTGATGGAACTCAAGGACGACGTCGCCTCCGCCGATCTGACCGTGCAACCCTGGGCGCTCAAAGGCGATGAGCCCAGCGCGGAGGCGCAACGGCGCGCCAAACTGTTCGAGCAATCGCTGTGGACCATGCGGCCGCAGCCGCAGAGCGACGAGAACGATCTGCGCGGCACGATCAAGGACCTGCTCGATGCCTGGGGCAAAGGGCTGAGCCTGCTGGAAATCGACTGGCAGGTTTTGGGTCTAGGATCTCGCGTCTCGGGTCCGGGGACCAACCCCCAGGCCCCAGACGCCAGACCCCAGAGCCTGATTGTCCCGCGCGACACGCGCTGGATCCACCCGCGCTACTACGGCTACCCGTTCTACACCGCCGATCTGCAACTCAACGCGATGGAGATCGCGCTGTCAGCGGGTGGCAGTGGTCAGTTGTCCGTGGTCAGTGGTCCGTTGACCAGCCAATGGGCGCCGATCCCGGAGAACAAATTCCTGATCGGCATTGCCAAGGCCAAGAGCGGCCATCCGATCGGCGGCGCGTTGCTGCGCAACGCCGCCTGGTGGTGGGCGGCGTCAAATTTCGCCGCTGAATGGCTGTTGAACTTCGCGCAGATTTTCGGGTTGCCCATCCGCTGGGCCACTTACGATCCCGCCCGGCCGGGTTTGCTCAAGGACATCTGCACCATGCTCGAGAACATGGGCAGCGCCGGCTACGGCGCGTTCCCCTCCGGCACAACCATCGAGCTGAAGGAACCTGGCCGCGCCAGCGAGATGCTGCCGCAAGGCTCGATCATCGACCGGGCCAATCGCATGATCCGCCTCCTGATCCTGGGCCAGACCCTGACCGGTGACGAAGGCGCGAGCGGCAGCCGCGCGTTGGGGGAGGTGCACGAGCGGATTTTGGGCGGGCGCAAACGCGCGGCGCTGGATTGGGCCTGCGCCGTCCTGAGCTATCAATTGGCGCCGGCCTTTTGCCGGCTCAACTTTGGCGATGACGCGGAGTGCCCCTGGGTGCGGCCGGCCGAGAGTGAAGAGGAAGAAACGCCGCTGGAAAAAGCGCAGCGGGACGAAATCCTGTCCAAGATCGGGTTCCAGTTCGAGGCGCAAGCCGCGTACGATCGGCACAAGTTGCCGTTGCCGGCGCCCGGCGCCGCGCTCATCGAACGGCCGATCCAACCCGCGCCGGATGGCGCTCCTGGAGGTGAGGGCCAGGGTGAGGGCGGGGACCAGTCAGTGACCGCGGCACGCGGCCCCTCACAGTTGATCCAGGCGCGCGACGCCACCGATCAACTCATCGACCACGTGCTCGAAGACCTGACCGGCGTGCAAGCCAAATGGCTGGGTGGAATCAAACCGTTCTTCCGCGCCCTGGTGCAGAACGCGCAAAACGACCGGCTCAGCGACGCAGATTTTCTCCGCGCACTGGACGCCGCGCAGAAACAATTGCCCGAACTGTTCGACACGCTCGATCACCAGGCGTTGGAGAGCGCGTTCTACCAGGCCATGAGCGCCGCGGCCGTCAACGGCGCGGTCAAAGGCGCGCTGAAACGCAAACTCGTAAATCGTAAATCGTAAATCGCAAATGATCACCGTGCGCATAGACACGCAGCAAGCGGTCCTCTACTTCGAGAACCTGCTCGCCCAGGCGCGGCGGCCCGCGGGCATCCTGCTGGTGGCCGGCCGGGCGGTGGCGAATCTGCTCAAGCGCCATTACCGCGGGCGCGATCGTGCCGAGCCAAACAAACTCGGCGGACCGCGCACGCATTTCTGGCGCGAAGTGGCCGACAGCGTCCAGGCGCCGGTGGTGGAAGGGGACGCGGCGGTGACCGTCACCATCGCGCATCCGGTCATCGCGCAAAAAATCTTCGGCGGAACGATCCGGCCCAAGCGCGGGCGCTATCTGACCATCCCCGCGAGCCCGGAAGCTTACGGCCGGACCGCGGCGACGTTCGAGGCTGAGACCGGGCTGAAGCTTATTTTCCTCAAGCAAGGCGATCGCGCGATCCTGGCCTCACGCGCCCAAGGCCAGGGGCTGACGGTGCAGTACGTCCTGGTCACCTCGGTCACGCAGCAGCCCGACCCGAACGCGTTGCCGCCCCAGGAACAGATGCAGCAGGAAGCGATCGCCGCCGCGGACAAAGCTTTGGCGCGCCAACTCGAACAACCCGGTCAACCACCACCGATCGTATGAAGACTGACACAACCATTTTGGCTCGCGACGCCATGAGCGTGCCGTTGACGCTGCCCGAGGGCGCCACCGCGTTGCCCACCGACATCCAATGGATGCCTCCAGGCGAGCGCACCATCACCGCGCTCAAAGGCAAAAGCGGCGAGCAGATCACCACCACCTTGCGCGTGCACGCCGGCACCGCCGTGCGGATGCAGGCGCTGCTGCAGGAGCTGCGCAGCAAAGCTGCCGCCGGGCTGGAGGATTATCCGTTCTTCGATTTCAACCACGAAGACGGCGAGGCCAGCGGCCGGCCGCTGGAATTCTTTTGGGCCGGCGACGATCCCAAGACCGGCGGTGTGCGCGTGCGGCTGGAATGGAGCGAACGCGCCAAACAATCCTTGTCCGGCAAAGTGCCGGGGTTCCGCAGATTTTCTCCCCAGTTCAGATTGGACGCGGCTGGGGAGGTGACCGGGGCGCCGCTGAACATGGGCGGGCTGGTCAACCGGGCAGCGTTCAAAACCATAACCCCAATTGTCGCCGGCGGCCCCGGTGACAGCACAAGAAAGGATCCTGATATGGATGCCACCCAACTGGCGGCCGACCTGGCCGCCGCGAACCAGAAGATCACCGACCTGACGGCCAAGCTGTCGGCCGCTGATCACTCCACGGAGATCAAAGCGAAGGAAGCCGAGATCACCAAACTGAACGGGCAACTCACCGACCTGCAGGGCAAGCTCGCCACGCACGCCAAGGAATCGGCGAAGGCGATTGTCGATGCCGCGGTGAAGGCGGGCAAACTCGCGCCGCAGAACACCGTGATCCAGGCCAAGTGGGTGGACGCGATCTCAGCGCAGCCCGAGCTGGCCGCCACGCTGAACGAACTGCCGGCCAACCCGGCCCTGGCAACTGTCGTCGCCGCGGGCGCGGGCGGCACTGGCGCGGGGGCTGGCGGGGCGAGCGGCGAACATCAGTTCGTCATCAAGGCAAAGGCCGTGGCTGAGGCGCGCAAGATCAGCGAGGCGGAGGCTTACAGTGTGGTCGCCGCCGGTGAACCCAAGCTCTACGAAGAGTATTTGCGGAGCGTTTGCCCGAAAAAGTGACCGGGCCGACTGACCACTGACCACTGACAACCAACAAAACAATATGCCAAGCGAAACCTACGTAGATGGTGCCACTCGCACCTTTAAGGAAGAAGTCGCCGGCGCGCTGACCGGCAAAGAGAATTACCTCGTTGAACTCGGCGCCACCGGCGGCGTGCAACTGCTCACCAGCGGCGTGGCCATCGGGGTCATACGCGGCAAATTGCAGAACGCAACTGAAGTCAACGTCCGGCTCCTGGGCAAAGGAGGCTCGGTCAAAATGGTCCAGGGCGGGGCCATTGCCCAGGGCGCGCGCGTCAAAGGCGCTGCGGGCGGCAAAGTCGTCACCGAAGCCACCGGCCTGCGCCGGACCGTCGGCATCAAGCTCAGCCCCGCCGGCAATGGAGCGGATGGCGACGTCTGCGAAGTGCTCGATGTCGTGGAGAACTTCGCCACCTAACCCACAATCGTAAATCGTAAATCCCTAAATCCAAAATCCTATGCCAGTCTCCTCAGCCACCGCCAACCCGGTCATGTCCGGCATCGCGGTCAAGTTCGTGCAAGACGCAAAAAACTTCGCCGGCCGCAGACTCTTCCCGGTCTTCCGCAGCGGCGAACAGAGCGCCACGTATTATGTGCTCGACGTGGATAACCTCCTCAACATCCCCACCAACATCCTGCGCGCCCCCGGCACCAACTGGAGCCGCGCGCTGATGAAAGTCAGCGACGATTCCTACAACAGCAAACAGTACGGGCACGAGGAACCGGTGGACGATCGTGAACGGCGCAAATACGCGACGTACTTCGACGCTGATGCCGCCGCCACGCGCCGCGCCACCAACGTCGTGCTGGTGAACGGGGAAATCCGCGTCAAAAACGCGGCGACCGGCGCGAGTGTGCCAACCTCGAGCCCGACGACCAAATGGAACGCCGCGGGCAGCGACCCGATCGGGGACGTGGACGCGGCGAAAACCAACATCCAGAAAAACTGCGGCCTGGAAGCCAACGTCATGGTGGTGAACCGTGATGTGTTCCTGGTGCTCAAGGAACACGTGAAGATCACCGCCAAGATTCAGTATGTGGAACGGGCCATCGTCACCGCCGACATTTTGGCGGCCGTATTTGGCGTGGAAGAACTCATCGTGGCCGGCTCGCTGCAAAACACCGCGCAGGAAGGCCAGGCCGTGAGCCCCAATTATATCTGGGGCGATTCAGTGATCCTGGCGCATCGCGAGAGCGCGCAGGACCTCATGGTGCCCAACTTCGGGCGCACCTTCGCCTGGGTGGGCGGAGAAGTCGGCGCCGAAGGCGTCGCGGTGCAGACCTATCGCCAGGACGAAATCTCATCGGACGTCCACCGCGCGTTCGAGGACGTGGACGAGAAACTGGTCGGGCCCAAAGCCGGCTATCACCTGAGCGACGTGCTCGCGTAAAGCAATCGTCAGTTGTCAGTTGTTCGTGGTCAGTGGCTCGGAGCCGCTGGCAGGCAACTGACGACTGACCACCAGAAACCAATATGCAAAAACCAAAAATCTACACCGCCAAGAAGAGTTTGATTCACCGCGGCAAGATCTACGAGACGGGCACAGCGATCCCGATCGACGATCCCAAGCTCGCCGAGGAGCTGCTCGATCGGGGCGACATCGCCGAAGGCGCGCCGAAAACGAAGCCTGACGAAAAAGCCGACGCGACGGGCGACGAAAAGCCAAAAGGCGGTTGACCACGGACCACGGACAACTGACCACTGACCATGTTTGCTGTTAAAGAGCTGCAGTTGACCGAGGAGAAGCTGACGCTTCTTGAAACGGCCAACAAAAACCTCGGCATCACCGATCCGCTCACCAAAGCCTGCGCCGAGGCGGAGAGCATGGTCAACGATCGCACCAGCGGTTACACGCTGACGAGCGATTGGCATAACCGGCTCGTGCGCGCGATCGCGCAGTACGAACTCTACAAAAACGCCGGGCCGCTCCCGGATGAAGTCCAGAAAGCTTACGACCAGACGTTGCGGGAACTGGACGACATCCGGGACGGCAAATATCCGTTGCTGGCCGCCGCCGACACCGGCGGCGCGCAAGGCAACTGGGGCAGCAGCGACAAGGTCAAACCGAGATGAACAGCATTGGGTCTAGCGGATCGGGTCTAGCGTCTGGGGGGAAAGCCCCAGGCCCCAGACCCAAGACGCCAAACCCAAGACCCTGAAATGTCCACCCTCGCTCCATTCGATAACGCGCCGCCGGCGAACCAGGTCTCCCCGGCGACCGAGGCCACGCAGAGTTATCTGCGCGCGACCAAGACCGCGCTCGATGCCATCGTCGCGGCCGTCACCGCGCTGGAATGGGGCGACCCGCCCGCGCCGGCTTTTGCGCGCGTGGAACTGTTCGATGACCTGGACCTGGTGGAAGCGTTCAAGCGGCTGCTCATTACCGAGAGCCGGATCGCGCTGGTCATTTACAGCGATGAAAGTTTCAGCACCGAACGCGACGGCCGCCAGCTCATTGTCCGGCGCCAGCACCGGCTCTGGGTGCTGTTCACCGACCGTGTCATCGGCAAGCGCACCGACGCGCTGCTGGGCACGGACACGAATCCGGGCCTGTTCGTTTTGCGCGACCTGATCCTGCCCGCCATCACCAAGGTGGTCGTGGACAGTCCGCAAAAAGTTTATTGCACACCCGTCAATGGCTCGCTGCTGCGGGTCGAAGACAATGAACGCAAACTCCCCGGCCGCCTGGCATACTCGCTGGAATGCCAACTGGACGGCGGCTACCTCGTGGCCGACCTCGGACGATCACCGATCGTATGACCACGGACCACTGACCAAGGACCACGGACAACTGACCACCAACAACCAACCACCAACAACATGCAAACTCTAGCACGCGCCTTCGGCAATCACCTCTGGTTCTTCCGTGACGGCGCCGCCTACACTGTGCCGGCCGCCGGCACCGCGTCGCGCACCGCCAAACCCGGCGCCACTGATCCGGCCTGGATCGACTGCGGCGTCATCTCCGCCTTGAATGTCAACCCGACCAAAGGGGCTGCATCCGAACTCTGGGCGCCATCGCCCGGCAAACTCCGGCTCTGGGACGAAATCGAAGTCAAAGCCGGCATGGAACTCACCTTCACCTGCGAAGAGATGAGCCCGCTGGCCTTCGAACAGGTGCACGGCACGCTGGCGCTCACCGCCTCGAGCACGCAGTACAACCCGATGGAAGGCGGGATGCTCAAAAAAGGCTGGCTGCACCTGCAGCAGTACGACAACAACGATGCCTTGTTCAACACGGTGGAGTATTACGTGAGCTTGAAAGCGAGCGGCCAGGTGGATTTCGGCTCCGAAACCGCGCACATCAAAGTGCCCCTGCGCGCCGCGGTGCTGCACAGCACGCTCAACAGCGGAGTGTTGGCGTGAGCCTTAGGGGTCTGTGGTCTAGGGTCTGGCATCTTGGCCGGCCCCGGAAACCCAGACCCCAGAACCCAGACCCGAATATGACAACACTCGATCCTTTCGACAACACCCCGCCCGCCCCGGCCAAGTTGCCGCCCGCGCGCTTTGTCCCCGCCTATACGGTCAAGGTGGCCGTCCCAGACAACCAGTCCCTCCCGATCGCGGGGGCGCCCGTGACGAGAGACGGCGTTGATTGCGCGCTGGGCGAGTTTTATCTGCTCAAAGGGCAGACCGCCCAAAGCGAGAATGGAGTCTTCCTCGTCGCTTCCGCCTTTCACGCCAAAGCGGTCGCCACCGGGCTGGTGGTCGCCAAGGTCCAGGCCGGCACCAGCGCCGGCAAAGAATACCTCGTCGATCAGGACTCCGGTCTGGTCAGCGAGATCACGCCGGTGGTGAAAACCACCACGCGCACCGCGGCCTTCGACAACACCGCGCCGGGACAACACGCCTGACCTCAAAAGCTGAAAGCTGAAAACTGAAAGCTGAAAACGGAGGAAGCAAAAAAATGAGCGCGTTACCACACGAAAAGAAGATCGAGATCGACGGACGGGAGATCACCGTGCGCGATCTGCCCTGGCCGGTGATGAAACAATTCCTGGACCGGCTCAGCGCCAAAATCAAAGACCTGGTGGGCGAGTCCCTCGGCGCGGCCAGGGCCGGCACTGACCCGACGGCCATCGGCGCGGCGTTTCTGGAGAAACTCTCCGGCGTCATTGCCGCCTCAACGGACCTGGCTGAGTACCTCGTAGCCGAGACGATACTGGGACCACTGACCACGGACAACGGACCATTGACCCAAAAGGATTGGCTTCAGCAACGCAGCAGCACCGAATTTATGCTGCTGCTGGACGCGGCGATTGAGGTGACGTTCAACGATGATTTCCTGCGCCTGGGAAAAGCCGTGGCCGGCCGCCTCAGATCAGCCTTCGCCCAGGCGACGCCGGCGCTGACGCCCTCGCGCAAGCATGTGATTTCCTCATCTGGCAAGGATGGACCTTCTGCGATCTCCAGCGGCTCACCTTCGCCCAGTTGAAAACCTTTCTGGACGTTGCCTATGAGCGACTCAAACAAAGCAAAGGCGGCGCGCAGCGGCGCGGCGGGCTGTTCTGATTTCAGCTTTCAGCTTTCAGCTTTCAACTTTTCCCGACCATGCCCGGCGTAAAACTCGACATCCTCGGCAATAGCAATTCAGCCCAAGCCGCCATCGACGCGATGCTCGGCAGCCTGGGAGGCCTGGCTGCCAAAGTCGCCTCGGCATTCAGCGCGGGCGCTTTGGTGGAATTTACCCGGCGCGCCATTGAGTCGGCCGACGCGATGGAGAAGCTGGCGCAAAAAACCGGCATCGCGATCCAGCAACTCAGCGGCCTGAGCGCCGTGGCGCAAGCGGACAATATCTCGGCGCAGGAGCTGCAGCTCGCGATCAAAGCGCTGAGTGAATGGATGGTGCGCACCGGTCAAGGCGGCCGCGATGTGAACGAGGTCTTGCTCGAGCAGGCGGACCAGTTTTCCAAAATGGGCCTCGGCGCGGACAAGACCGCGTTGGCCATCGCCAGGTTCGGCCGCGCGGGCCAGGAAATGCTCCCGTTCCTGAACCGTGGCAGGGACGCGATCGCGGCGCAATTGCGCGAGGCGGAGGAATTCGGCGTGGTGATCGGCCCGGAGTTTGGTGCGCAAGCCGTGACATTCAACGACAACCTGAACCGGATGAGTCTGATCGTCCACGGCCTGTTCCTGCAACTGGCCGATGCGCTCCTGCCGCAGATCAACGCGCTGCTCGAATCTATGATCCAGTTGCAGCGGCAAATGGGCTTCGTCGAAGCGGTGCTGCGCACGGTGCTGGATGTCATCATGTATTTGGTCGAGGGCGTGGACGTTCTCGTGACGTTGTTCAACGCCTGGACCGCGCTGGTGGACCGCGTGGCCGCGGTGCTCGCCTCCAATTTCAGCGGCGCACTCAAGCTCGCCAAGGGCTTGCTGGATCTCCTGGCCGAAGACCTGGGGCGGGTGGTGAAATTCATCGAGGAGCTGATGGCGCGCTTCGCTTCTTTGGGCTCGGTGATGAAGGCCATCGCCACCGGGCATATCGCGGAGGCCTTCGCGATCATCAAGGACAACCAAAAGCAGACGGCGGCGGCCTTTGAAGATCTGGTGGTCGGCCTGGAAGGCAGCGGCGTCAAAGCCGTCGATCTGATCAGCGGCTTCTCGCTCAAGACCTGGGACAGCTTAAAGAGTTTCGGCGGCCAGACCATCGCGGACATCGAAGACAAGTGGAACGGATTTTTTGGACGGATGCTCTCGCGCATGGCGGTCTTCGCGCCCGCGGCAAAAACGCTCATCCCAAAGGGCGCGCCGGCTGGCGGCGGCGGCGCGTCGGCGCAGATGCGGCCGGAGCTGGACCTGGCGCAGAGCCAGCTCGGGATCAAATCCATCGAGGCCAACCCGTACTTAAGCGCGATGGAAAAGCGGCCGATGCTCATGGAGAAGTTGCTCGCCCAATACAAAGCCATCACCGAGGCGGAGGGCATGGAGAGCGAGCGGGCGAGGGACACGAATCTGACGATCCAGGATCGTGAAGAAGCGCAGAAGCGATTGATCGGCCTGCAGCAGCAGGAGCTGGACGTGGCGCAGAAATACAACGAGCTGAAGGATCAGGATTTCCTGGGGACGATGAGCCGCGGCTTGGTCCAACTCTCCGACGCGTGGGGGAATCTCGGAAAAAACGTGGCGACGAACGTCCTGAGCGCAATCGAGACGGCCGTCTCCGGCGTCACGGAGGCGATCATGGGCGTGATCGAAGGGACAAAAACCTGGGGCCAGGTCTTTCTGCAAGTCGGCCGCCAGATTTTGGCGACGATCATTCAGACCGTGGTGCAGTGGATCGTGAGCATGACGCTGATCCGCGTCTTGAAGAAAATTTTCGGCTCGGAGGACAAAACGGAGGCCGCACAATCCGCAGCCGCCTGGGGTCCAGCAGCAATTGCCGCTTCGATCGCCTCCTATGGCGCGGCCGCCGGCGTTGGCACCTTGGCGGCGGTGGGTGGGGTCGCTGCCGGCTCGGCGGCAATCATGGCGCTGGCCGCGGGGCTTGGTGGGATGGCCGCGGGCGGGCTCGTCAAAGGTGGGGAACAAATTATCCGCGTCAACGAGCGCGGGCAGGAATTCGTCATGAACGCCGCTGCGGTGGACCAGTTCGGCGCGAACTTTTTCGCCAACCTCAACGCCGGCCGCCCGCTGCCGGAAGCGGCGGCCGCCAGCACCGCCGCCCCGGCAGCCGTCAAGAACGAACAGAACGTGCACGTGGCTGTGTTCGACAATTCCGCGCGGCTTAATGACTGGGCGCGCTCCAACGAAGGCAAGACGGTGATCCTGGACCTGGTCCAAAGCAACCTGCACCAAATCATCGGAAAAGCATGAGCCGTCAGTTGTCAGTTGTCAGTTGTCAGTTGCACCCCGCGTTTTGTACCGCAATCCGAGACAGAAGCCTCAAGCGCTTCCTCGTTGCCCCGATGAGATGCCAATGGTGCGGCGAGTGCTTTGACGCCGCGAAAGCCAAAACCGCTTTTCGGATACTCCCAAACACTTTCAATCTGCCAGACCGGAGCCACGTGCTGCTCGAATGCTATCACTGCGGCTTCTACAACTGATCACTGCCCATTAACCAAAATGCCCAGATACATCACTTACCTCGGATTCGGCGGGTTGAGCGGCGCGACGATGGTCGCGACGGTGGCCATCCCCGACGGGGTGGACCACTGGCTGGTGACCGGTCAAGGCTGGCCAACTGTGCCGCTGGTATTCGGGCTCACCGTGCTTATACCTGCCGGTGGCCAGCAGCTCTTCGCCACGCTGCTCGATGGCTCGGTCACCCAGGACGGATTCGAGGTGTGGCTCAACGGCATCACCGATAACCCCAATTACAAGCTGACATTCGGCTATCTGTTATGAGCAAAAAACGCTTCTTCATGCTTAGCGCGTGCTGCCTGCTCCTGGGCGCGGTGCTCGGGGCCACGCTCGCAAACCGCACGCCGATCCTGCGCGGCTTTCTCCGGAGCAATCTGGATGCAAACCTGTTCGCGGTCACGAACCTGGGCTCCCTCCAGATAATCAGCAACGCCGCCGCCGGGCGCATCCCGGTGAGCGACGCGAATGGCACTCTCGCGCTGAGCGACGTCACGCTGGACGCGAGCAAGATCACCTCGGGCACGATGGCCACCGCGCGGTTGGGCAGCGGATCGGCGAATGCCAACACGCTGCTGCACGGCAACCAGGCATACGTCGCGGTCGCCGAGGCGGACCTTGGTTTGGCGGACAACACCACGGCCAACGCGAGCACCAACCTGCACGGCCTGCTGCCGAAGCTGCCCAACGATGACACGGTGTTTTTGAACGGGAAGGGGGCCTTCAGTGCGCCGGCTGGCACCGGCGGAGGCGGGGGCGGGGGTGCAGCGACGAATTTCTGGACGACGTTGGGGCTGAGCGGAACCAACGTCACTGGGTTCAATCCCGGTCCAGGCACGAATTACTTCAAGCTTGTGCTGACGGGCAACGCGTGGTTCGGACCACCTTCGACGCCGCCAACAACCAACACCCCTTATGACGTCACCATCTGGGTGCAGCAAAATGGGACGGGCGGCTACACCGTAGGCTGGACCAACTCCAATTACGATCCCGTCAACGGGGTCGGCTACGCGCAGACCACCAACGCGAACGCGCGCGACGTTTACACTTTGACGAGCGACCCATTCACAAACGGCTTTTTTGCGATCGGGCAATGGCCAAACCTCCACCACTGATGCGCGCCGTATTTTATTTTCTGTTGTGCTCCGGACTGACGATACACGGGGCGGTCTTCCGCGTGGCCAACGACGCCAAGGTGAACCAGTGGTTGGTGACCCAAGTCGGATCGCCGGGCGCGAGCGTTGCGACGCAGATCGCCATGACGATCTGGCTGCGGGACGTGCGCGCCGGCGGGTTGTATCCGGGGAAAATCCTGCGGAAAAACCTGTTCTGCGGGAACGTGGATACGCCCCACAACAACCTTGGCGCCGTGCAGCAACCGATCATCAGCGACATCGGTTCCGCTGATGACTCAAACCTTTCTCCACCGACTCTTGGCGGCAATTGGACCTACAAAGAAACGGGCAGCGGCGGGGGTTTGAGGCCGACCGCCGCCAACGGATACATAGATACCGGGGTCATCCCCAGCGCCGTGTTTTCCAGCATCACCAATGCGCATCTGTCTCTCTACGTAACCACGGGCGTGAATGAGACGTGCTCGCCGCTGGCGTGTTACCCGAACCTCACCGACTCTTCCCGCATCTGCGCGCTGTACGTCTCCAACGGGGGCACGCCCACGAGCTATTCATGGCTGTTTTCCGCCGGGTCTCCCGGCCCCGCGAGTGTGGCGGACAGCCTCGGGGTAGGCTACTACATCGGCACCTCGCAAGTGGGCAGCAACAGCCTGTGGAAAGCCGGCGTGCTTAAGGCGCGCGGCGCGAGTGGGGGCGCCCTGCCTGCCGCGCTGAGCATTTACGTGTTCGCGATGCACGCCGAGAGCCCTGCATCGCTTAACTATTGCACCCACACTTTTGGCAGTTATGAGATCGGCACCTCCTTCAGCGACGCCGACGCGGCCGTCTCGCAGGCGGCCGAACAACGGTTCCAAACCAGCCTGAGCCGTCAACGTTGATTGCATGCTCAAAATCCTGTTGCTGGAAGATAACCCCGACGATGCCGAGCTGTGCAGCCGCGCGCTCAAAGAGATCGGCAGCGTCACGCGCGTGGATGGCCGCGAGCCATTCGAGCGCGCGCTGGACCAGGCGGAACGGTTTGACGTGATCCTGGGCGATTATTCGCTGCCCGCTTTCGACGGCCTGAGCGCGCTGCAGATCGCCCGGCGCAAATGTCCGGAAGTGCCCTTCCTCTTCGTCTCGGGCACGATCCACGAGGATGCCGCGATCGAGGCGCTGAAGCTGGGCGCGGCCGATTATCTGTTCAAGGATCGCCTGGCGCGGCTGCCCTCGGCCGTCGAACGGGCCGTGCAGGAGAAGCGGCTGCAGACCCAACTGCTGCGCGCGCAGCGGATGGAGAACATCGGCGCGCTGGCGTCCGGCATCGCGCACGATCTGAATAACCTGCTCTCGCCGGTCCTGCTCGCCTTCACGCTGGTGGAATCCGAACTCTCCGCGGACAAACGGCGCATCCTCGATTCGGCCCGGACGACGTTGCGGCGCGGGGCGGAGATGCTCCGGCAGATTCTCACGTTTTTGCGCGGGACAAACGGCGCGCACGCCGCGATCGACGTTCCCATGCTGCTCAACCAGGTGCTCGACTTTCTCAAGAGCACCTTTCCCAAAAACGTCGAGGTCAACTTGCGGATCGCCCGGCCGATCCCGCCGGTGTCGGGCAACGCCACGCAGATTCATCAGGTGCTCTTGAACCTGTGTGTCAACGCCCGCGACGCCATGCCAGGGGGCGGCACGCTCGATCTGAGCGCTGATGCGGTCCAGCTCAAAGACTATCGGCCCGTAATGGGGGCGGGTCTAGGGTCCAGGAGGGACAGCGTGAGCGGAAGTTACGTGCGCCTGATGGTCATCGACGACGGTTGCGGCATGAGACCAAAGACCATCGCGCGGCTGTTCGAGCCCTTCTTCACCACCAAAGAGGCCGGCAAAGGCACCGGCTTGGGCCTTTCCACCGCCCTGACCATCGCGCGGGCGCACGGCGGATTTCTCGACGTGTTCAGCATGCCTGCCCAGGGCGCAAAATTCAGTTTATACCTCCCGGCATCAGCCGCGCCCGAGCCGCAAGTCGAGCTGCCCGCTGGCAATGGCCAAATACTGCTGCTGGTGGACGATGAGCTGGCGATCCTGGAAATCACCAAGGCGCTGCTGGAGACGTTCAATTACCGCGTCATCACGGCCAGCAACGCGGTGGAAGCGCTGCGATTGTATCACCAGCAGCCGAGCCAGATTTTTGCCGTGATCACTGATCTGCTGATGCCGGTGATGGACGGCGCGACGTTCATCGCGCGTCTGCGCCAGATCAATCCCGCCGCCAGGATCGTTTGCCTGAGCGGAGGCGCGCGCGAGGAATCGCTCAAGCCCAGCGCCTGGATCAGCAAACCGTTCACGTCCGAGGAACTGCTCAGCACGCTGCACGAGTTGGGGTCTAGCGGATCGGGTCTCGCGTCTGGGGCGCCCAGACCCAAGACCCCAGACCCCAGAGCCTAAACCGAAAATGATAGAGACGACGTTCCAAAGCCAATCGTTTTATCTGCTCAACGACGAGCCGGACTGGCAGGGAAACGTCCGGACCACCTGGCAACTGATAGTAGGACAGGCTTCCAGCCTGTCACAGCGCGAAGGCCGGCGCCCGCATTCGGGCACGCTGCGTTGCACGATGCAGTATCAGAGCACGCGCAGCGGCGCGGCAGCCCGGCAGCTCGTCGGCGCGCTGCGCGATTACACGACGCAACCGGTGCTCTGTCCGCTCTGGCCGGCTGTGTGTCTCTGGGATGAGGCGGGCAATCCTGCCGGTACCGGCTTGTGGCTGGTGTGGCGCGCGGACTGGTCGCAATGGGAAATCTTCAGCGACATCGGCGTGGAACCGTCCTGGCCCGCGGGCGAGGTCCTGGTTGCGCCGTTGCTCTGGGGCCGGTTGGTCAAGCGCGAAGTCAACTGGCTCTCCAACGAAGCTCTTTCATTCGATGCGCAGTTCGAGGAGAGCGGGCCGGCCGCTTATTCGGTCACGCCGGCGGCGGCGGCCTTTCCCACTTTTCCATTGCCTCCGGACGCAGGCTACAGCGCCGCGCCGTTGCGGCCGTTCCTGGCGAACTTCACCGGCGTGCAGGATGCGCTGAACCTGCAGCTCGTGCGCGAGCAGATCGGTTTCACGCGCGACCAGGCCGAGACGTTCTACAGCCAGGCCGTCCAGCGCGAGACCAAGGTGCCCTTCCTGCTGCGCGGCCAGGCGATGGCCTTTCTTTTCCTGCGCTTCTTCCTGGACGTCGCCGGGCCTGGGCACGCCTTCTGGACGCCAGGCTGGATGAGCGCCGCGGCCCTGACCGCGGACGTGGCCGCGGGCGATCAAACGCTGCACGTCACGGATACGGCCAGCGTGCGCGCCGGGGATTTCATCGCGCTCTTCGGCGGCCAGACCGGCGAGAGCGCCGCTCAGGCATTGGTCGATGGGGTGACGGATACTACTATCCATTTGGCTAGTCCTCTTGCTGTCCCGACCGGCGAGGTCTTCTCGGCGCGTGACACGATCATCACCCCGCTGCTCCTGGTGCGGTTGGACAAACCGCAAATGGACATCGAGTTCAGCGAACCGGACGTCGCGCGCGTAAGTCTGCAGCTCGTTGAGGTGCCACCGGAATACAGCCCGCCCAGCGACGAAGTGCTTGGCTCGACTCTCGGCCAACTGCCCACCCGTTGCTGGCTCTATGAATTCAGCCGCATTCTGGACGGCGTGACGTTCACCGATCGCTACACCAGCTACGAGAGCGACCTCACCTTGGGCGGCAACACTTACGCCAGCGCCAAAATCGCGCACGGCGAAATCAAGCAGGGCCTCAACCTGGAGAGTGACGAGGGCAGTATCAAATCGAGCGTGTTCGCCGACAATCCGTTGATCCTCTCCGCGCAGCTCAGGCTGGAATCGCCGCTGCGCGTGGTGATCCGCGCCGCGGAAGTGGCCGGCCCCACCGCCGTGAACGACAGCGTCTTGTTCAGCGGGGAAATGTTGCCCAGCAAAGTCAAGGGCGCGCGGCTCACGGCGACCACCGTGGCCCTGGGCCGCATCTTCGACGATCCGTTCCCGGATTTCTTCCTTCAAGCGACTTGCAACTACGCGCTTTTCGAGGACGGCTGCGGTTTGCTCGCTTCGGACTGGAAGTTCACCGCCACGTTGCAGGACGTGGGCACGGTCGGTTACCCGTTCAGCCTCCTGTTGAGAAACCTGGCGCGTGTGACAGGCACATTTCCAGCGAGCATTTTCGCCGGCTGGTTTGTGGGCGGCTGGCTCGAATACGGCGCCGGGCTCACCTGGCAACGCCGCGCGATCGTCGATAGCACCGCTTACATTGGCAGCCCGGCTGAGATGACCATCTGGCTGGATCGGGATCTGGACCCGTATCCCACCAACGGCCAGGCCGTGGCGCTGTTCCCTGGCTGCGACGGCCGGCGTGAGACGTGCCAGGCGTATCACGCTGTCAACAATCCGGAGGGGAAGTTCGACAATTACCTCAACTTCGGCGGGCACCCGTTCATCCCGGCCAGCAACCCGAGCCTGGTGAAGCTGCCGCAACCAACTGCTGGAGGGAAAAAATGAAATCCACCGCACCAGTCGCGAGCGCCGCCGTGGCGCCTGCCTATACTTACCGGGCCGAGGTGGTCAAAGTGCATGACGGCGATACGATCACGCTCGACGTTGACCTTGGGATGCGCGTCTGGCTGCGCGCTCAGAAAGTGCGCTTGGCTGGGCTGAACGCGCCGGAGCTCGGGCGACCGGATAGCAAAGGAGAAGCGTCACGGGACGAGCTGATCCGGTTGCTGACGGTCGCCAAGAATCTTGTGGTCGTTCAAACGCACAAAGACGACACCGAAAAATGGGGGCGCTGGTTGGCCACGGTCTTCGCCAACGATCCGACCGGCGCGCAGTTAAACCTCAACCAGCAGCTCTTGGATACGGGCTTTGCCATTCCCATGTAATGGACACCTGGTTTTCCAATCCGGAGCGCCTCCACGCGCTGCACCGTCAAGGGGCGCGCTGGCTCGGCACGCCGTTCTGTCCAAACTCGGCCGAGCCAGGCGCACGCGGCGGGGTGAGCTGCCAGAAGTTGGTGGCCGAAATTTACTTTGGCGCGGGCTTCGTGGAGCGCCTGCCGATCCCGGACGTGCCGATGTCACATGCCAAGGCGAATGTAGTCAGCCTGGTGGAGAGCTTCATGGCATCGCGTCCGGAGTTTGAGCGGCTGGCTCCGGATCCCGACCTCGTGCTCGCCGGCGACCTGATCGGGTTCACCATCTACCGGACGCTCCATCATCTGGGGATCGCCCTTGGGGAAGGCGAATTCATCCACGCCATCGAAGGCCTTGGCGTGTGTGTTTCCCAGCTCAGCGATCCCACCTGGTTCGGCCGCTTCGCCGCGCTCTGGCGGCCGCGGGACCATCAACCATCAACCATCAACTCTCAACCTGGCTAATGGGCAAAGGCAGCCGCAACGTTCCCGAACCGAACCCGGACCTGGGCAACCTGAACGAGGACGAACTATCCACCAACCAGGAAGCCACGGTGCTGCCCTGGGGCTGCGGCGAGTTCAAAGTGGCCGTCCACTGGCTAAGCCCGGTCTATAACCAGTTCACCCGCGAAGCGCCCGTGGAGCGGCCTGGGAAGAAATGAAACACACCCCGTCCCAAGAAGAGAAACGAGCGATACTGGACGCCGTATGCACGCCACTGGAAAAAGAGGCGCCGGTTCGCTCCGGTGAAATCTGGCACTGCAGCCACACTCGAAAATGCGGCTGGAAAGGCCGCTTCGAAGAACTGCTGGAGGTGCCCGCGATGGCCATCAGTGGCCTCCGCGCCACTAAAGGCGTGTGCCCCAAATGCGGCAATGGCGTGTTCTATGTACGCACGGCCAAACCATGAGCAACGAACCAGAAATCACCGTGGAGAAATACGTGACGACTGCTGAAGGAAAGATGCGAGTCGAAGGCCCGGACCAAAGCTCATTGGCTCCAGCGACTGGTTCGGCGACTTCGTGTTCAATCGAGGAAATCCTGGAATGTCTCAGTGAGTGCGAGTGGGCGCTCACCGAAGCCGTCAACCATGACAAGATTGGCTGGCTCCAGGAAACAGCCCGCGACAATGCGCGGGAGATGCTCAAGAAGTGCGCAGAGTCGCCGAACGAAAAGCTGAGCCCGCTCGATCCGAACGATCCGAATCTCAAGCAGTGAAAACAACAACCTCAAAATGAAAGGCCCATTATCATGAGCTGGTCAATCAACATCATCGGCAAAAGCGCCGACGTAAACGCTGCGGTGCAGGCTAATCCTCACATACCGACGTCCCTTAAAGACACGGTCGCCCTCTTCGCGGCGGCCGGAGAAGGAAGCGCAAACAAACAGCGGGGTGCAATGCAGGTGAAGTCGTCCGGCCACTACGACGCCGCTAACGGATGGAGCAGCATCAGCCAGTTCTCCATCGAGCCCGTGGAGCTTGCGCCACCAGCAACCTAAGTGCCCCCGCACGCTTAAACCCGATGGTCGGCTGGCGATACTATTACCGCCGATACCTTGGCTGGCTGCCCGTGCAGTTCTGCATGGTCTGCGGCAGGCCCTATTGGGGCGGTTGGCCAAGATGGGAGATCCACCAAGGCAAAATCATCAACACCTGGCAGGCGTGGATGATGGACTACTGCTCCACGCGGTGTGCTGAGTGGGACATCGCCAGGCTCAACAACGCTGATGGACCCCGCGAATCATAAATCATAAATCGTAAATCCCAATGGGCGGCGACAGCAAAGGCGCAGGCGCGGCAGGCAAGTCGCACGACTATTACGGCACCATCGCCGGGGCTGTCTGCGCCGGGCCGGTGGACGAGCTGGTCGCCTTGGTCCTCGATGGCAAACTGGCCTGGCCCACTGCCGACGATTGGGTCTCCACCACGGCCTACGCGCTGAATGCGCTGGTGCGTTACAGCGGCCGAGTCTGGAAAGCTGCTCTGGCCACCGCCGCTGGCGACGAGCCTGGTGAGTCCGTCAAATGGGTCGTTTATACCGTGCTGCGCTCCGGCAGCCCCAACCCATACCCGTTCGACGTGGCGGGCTTTGGCCGCGCGTATTTCTATTGGGGCACAGCAACGCAAACCCTCGATGCCGTAGGTGAAGCGGCTCTCAACGCCAACGGGCATCCGCCTTACCGGCGCCAGGCGGTGATTGTCCTCAAAGATTTTCTCTTCGGCCGCGAGCGGACCAGCGCGCCAAATGTGGAAGTGGTGGTCCGGCGCAAACCCGATCAATCACTGCTCACGGGCGGCGAAGGAAACCTCGATGCCGATGGGCAGGCCAATCCGCTGGCGATCATGGCCGAGGCATTGACCAACCCTGTCTTCGGCGCCGGCCAATCCAACAGCCTGGCCAGCGCCAGCTCCTGGACCACCATCGCCGGCGCGCTCCAAACGGCCGCGAGCAAGACTTACATCGCCCCGTTCCTTGATCGCGCGCAGACTCTGCGCAGCTTCGCTGCCGCGCTGCTGCAATACTACGATGGCTGGCTCCGGAGCGACGGCGCCGGGGCCATCGAGGCCGGCCGCTGGCTGCACAATGAAGCGCCGCCGGCATTCACCGACGCCACCACCATCGACTTCCATGACCTGGTGGAGGAGGTGGCTTATGATCCGAAGGATTGGAACGAGACCAGCAACGTAGCGATCGTGCGGTTCACCGATGCGCTGATGGCCTTCAAGAGGCGCGCGGCCAAGGCGGTGAACCTGTTCAATCGGCGCGTGCTCGGCCGGGCCAAAACGGCGATCACCGAGCGGCCCTGGATCACGCGCGAGGCCCAGGCCTACCGCCATGCGCTGGAGCTATCGCACTTGAATGGCATGCCCTGGATCGAGGGGCAACTGTCTGTTCGCGCGGAGAAGGCCGCCAGTATCAAACAAGGCGACCTGTTCAAACTCACCCATGACGCGCTCTCGATCAGTGTCGTATGCCGTTGCCTGGAGAAGGCCTTTGCCGCGCCGCCGGCTGGCCGAGTGACGTTGCGATTCGCGTCCGAACGCGGCATCGGGATTCTGCCGTTCCAACCCACACCACCGTCGGCGCCGGCTTCAGGCCTGCCGGTGTTGGCTGTCATCAGTCTTTACCAGTTCGTCCAGCTCCCGACCGCTTTGGCCGATGGCAAGGATTATCATCTGGCGGTCCTGGCCGCTCGGCCCAACGGCACAATGCTGGGGTTGAATGTTCATCTGAAGGTGGATGACGCGAATAACTTCTTTGAGCTGGGGAAACAGCGGCAATGGGGCATCTACGGCACGTTGGTCCAGGCCTACGCCGCGCCCGTCGGCGTGGCTACCAGCAGCCGGGCCAGAGCGAGCAACGTCGCGACGATCGTCACGGCCGCGGCCCATGGCTTCAGCTCGGGGATGCACGTCGCGATCGGTGGCTTGAGCGGCACTGGCTATAACATGGCCGACGTCCAGATCACCGTCACCAACACCACGACGTTCACCTACGCCAACACGGGCAGTGACGAAACTACGCAGGCTGATGCCGGCGGCTTTGTTGACCCGCTCAACGACGACAATTCGGAGACGCTGCAGGTCGCCTTGGCCGCGGGCATCATCGCGACGGACATCGAGAAATTCACGCTGCCCACACTGACCGAGGACGCTGTCGCTGACGGGCATTTGCTCCTGTTTATCCTGCAGGCGGCGGACCCAAAGCAGTTCGAGATCGTGTCGGTGCGCTCGGTGCGGTTGTTGAGCGGCAATTATGTGGTCAAATGCCGGCGCGCGCGCTTCGGCACCGGCCGCCTGGTGTTCAACACCAGCGATAAAGCCTGGTTCATCTACCGCTCGGATCTCGTCCCCCTGGCGCACGACAAATTCCCCACGCTCGCCAGCGCGGGCGGCAGCGCGACGTTTCGCCTGCAACCCTTCAACGCAGTCAGCGAGGCGACACTTTCGGACGCCACGCTTTGTCCGGACCGCAGCTACACCTTCAACGATCCGAACGCGCCAACGATCACCTGGAAAGCTCACAAACAGGGTGGCGTGGACATTGTGTGGTCGGTGGCGACGAGCAGCCGGGCGAGGGCCAGCAACGTGGCGACGATCGTGACGGGCGCTGCGCACGGGTTTGCGACTGGGGGCCGGATCAAAGCCAGTGGCCTCGGGGCCGCTGCCTACAATGTGGAGGACGTGACCGTGACGGTCATCAACCCGACCACATTTACTTATGCCAACGCCGGCAGCGACGAGGCCACCACTGCCGACACCGGGGGCGTGGTGGAGCGGATATTTGGGCAGACTGATGAGCTGCAATTCAGCTTTGAGGCCGCGGATGCCAGCGCCGATTTGGTCGAGACCAAGATGCTCGCGCGTTTGGGCGTCAACGAGCTGATGCTGTGGTCGAAGACCTATCAGGCCAGCCCGGTGAAAAATGAGACCGTGCCCTTCAAGTTGAACGCTGATGGAGACTGGCGCATTACTTGTTTGGCCAAGGACGCGGCCGGCCGCGTGACCCAGAAGGTATTGACGAAGGTGGGGGACGCAGCGGAGGTGTTCGTCAAGATCCGGACCAGCGGCAGTAACAAAGTCGCGAACCCTCTGGCATCGCCACCAGGGTCAGGCTTCCCGACCTTCCCGATCACAATCGGGCTGAGTTGCAGCACACCTGGGGCAGCGATCGAGTATCAGGTGGTCAGTTCCGGAGCCAGCGCCGGCGGCTCGTGGACGGCCTACTCAAGCGCGTTCCAGATCACCGGTCCTCGGACGATCTACGCACGCGCGAGCAAGGGCGGGATGACCACCAGCGACACCATCCGGGAGGACTACTGGCGGGAGCGTGAGGGCTACGGCTCCGGAGGCTACCAGATACCATGATCCGACAGCCTGGCGGCACCCTTTCCGCACCTTGGCCGCAGCGCTCTTGCAGCGTGCCGGCGGAAGGCTACTCTGATGGGTGTGCCAACACGTCTCAGCCACCCTTTGCAGGCAAAAAAACCACCCTTTGCAAACATTTCTTGTCGCTACTCTGTTTCGCTCAATGTCAGTTACTGTTCAGGTCGGCAGTTGGCCGGCTGGCGGACGCTTCCGAGCATTCGCACCAGTCAGATTGCCAGATTGGGTGTCCCGCCGCGTGTAACACCTACAC